ATTTGGTGATTCATTTAGAAGTGGTAGTAATTATTATCAATATTTAACATCTCATACAGCAAAAGAGTATTTAAGACATAATAATACTTTAACAGTTGTAAGAATTTTAGCTGGAAATTATAGTCACGCATCAGCTTCAATTTCTTCATCTGTTGATCCAACTATTGTAGGAGGTGTTAACCCTACTGTTCCTGTAGCAGGAGATACACCAGCTAAACATTCAGCAAGTTTAACTATACCAGCTGGAGCTATAGGTTATTTAGGAACAGATGCATCCGCATCACTGACACCTAGAGGGGGTAATGAAGTTAAATTCGTATTTACAGGAAGTAATGCTCCCACGAATACATCAACTGCGATATATGTCCTTTCTTCTTCTGGTGCAGGTTCTGTAGCTAATGATAAAGCTCAATCAGCTTTAAACTTGGCACATGCTCTTGGAAGTAGTTCTTTACATGGTTTAGATATAACCGCTTCAGCAGCCGCTGCAGTAGTTAACATAACAATGAGTCGTGCTGGAGCTTTCGGAGTACCAACAGGTTCTAGAGCGATAACGCATATTAATACTACAACAGCAGATGGAACTGGAAAATACCTCGATAGTCCAGGATCTGGTGAGTCAATTTCTACAGGAAACTTTATTGATCTTGTAGGTTCTTATGGTTTAATTACTACCAAGAGTTTTGGTGGTGGAAGGGATTTCAATGCTGGAAGGAAAAAAGTTCCATTTAAACTCCATACACATGGTGTTGGAACAATAATGAATAATTACAATTCACAAAGTGTAAATGCTATAGGAACAAATAATTTATTATTAACAGGTAGTTCTAATAATTTAAGATGGGAAATTTCTAAACTTAATCAGAAAAAAGGAACATTTTCATTATCAATAAGAAGTGGTGATGATGTTGAAAATAGAAAACAAATTCTTGAAACTTTTAATAATGTAAATCTTGATCCTAATTCTTCTGGATATATAGGAAAAGCAATAGGTGATCAAATTCAGACAATTAGAACTGATGAAAATGGGAAACCATTTTTACAATTATCTGGATCATATCCAAACAAATCTAAATATGTAAGGGTTGAAGTTTTTGAACAAACCATTGATTATCTTGATGAAAACGGAGAGGTTAGAGTTCCAGGAGCTTCTGCTTCCTTACCAACATTCCATAGTGGTTCAAATAGTGGATCTAGATGGGGTTCATTCGGAGGTGGTTCAGATGGAACTGTAGCTGCGGGTGGTATAGGTGATTACACTTATGAAAGTATTTCCGAAAATAATTCACAGGGGTTAGATCCAAGTGGTGATGGTGGTGATAATGGATATAATCAATATATTCAAGCATTAGATTTATTATCAAATCAAGATGAATATGATATTAATTTAATATTAACACCTGGTATTATTGCATCTTTACACACATCTGTAGCTTCTAAAGTAATAGATGTATGTGAAACGAGAGGAGATTGTTTTGCAATAATTGATCCTGTTGATTTTTCTAAAAATATTACTAATGCCACAGACCAAGCTAAAACAAGGAATTCAAATTATGCAGCTATGTATTGGCCGTGGGTTAAAGTAGCTGATTTACAAGTTGCTGGAACTATGAGATGGGTGCCACCATCAGTTGTAATGGCGGGTGTTTATGGATTCAATGATAAGGTGGGTCATCAATGGACTGCTCCAGCTGGATTGAATAGAGGTGTATTAAGTCAAGTTGCTCAAACTGAAAGAAATTTGACTATTTCGGATAGAGACACATTATATGATTCAAATGTTAATCCAATTGCAACATTTCCTGGACAAGGAGTTGTAGTTTGGGGTCAGAAAACATTACAGAAAAAACCAACAGCTCTTGATAGAGTAAATGTTAGACGGTTATTGATTAGACTTAAAAAATTCATTGCAAGTTCTTCAAGATTCTTAGTATTTGAACAAAATACAGCAGCAACACGAAGAAAATTTTTAGGAATTGTAAATCCATTTATGGAACAGATTCAAGCTCAAAGTGGATTAAGTGAATTCAGAGTGGTAATGGATGAATCGAATAACACACCTGATACAATTGATAGAAATCAATTGGTAGGACAAATATTTGTTCAACCTACAAGAACTGCTGAGTTTATTGTATTAGACTTTACAGTACAACCAACAGGTGCATCGTTTCCTGTTTAAATAAGTAGACAAACATAAATAACTTTAATATTTTTTAACTTTTTAGATATTTATATGTGAAGGTAAAAGTAGTAATAGGAGAATAAAAAATGCCAGAATTATTAGAACCACAAGATATTATGTTTACACCTTTTGAGCCAAAGCTCAAAAATAGATATATAATGCAAATTGATGGTATAAATGCATATTTAATTAAATCAGCTAAAAGACCATCAATTGATGCTGAAACAGTAGAATTAGAACATATGAATGTTACAAGATATGTCAAAGGTAAGTCAAAATGGCAACCAATTGACATAACTTTATATGATCCAGTTGTTCCATCAGCTGCTCAACAAGTAATGGAATGGGTTCGGTTAGGACACGAATCTGTAACTGGAAGAGATGGTTACTCTGATTTCTATAAGAAAGACATAACATTTAATATGTTGGGTCCTGTAGGTGATGTGGTTGAAGAATGGGAGTTAAAAGGTGCTTGGTGTAAATCAGCAGATTTTGGTGAAATAGGTTTTGATGATAATGCACCTGTAGAAATTGCAGTAAATATAGTTTATGATTATGCTATACTTAAATTCTAATCATAACAAAAAAGTATAAAATAAAAAACCCTTAATAAATAAATTGAGGGTTTTTTTGTTTTATATATATTTATATATGAAATGAAAACAACATTTAATGAAATAATAGAAGTGGTTTTAGAACACGAAGGTGGTTATGTAAATGATCCAGACGACGCTGGAGGTGAAACCAATTTTGGTATCGCTAAAAGATGGTATCCGGATGTTGATATAAAAAATCTCACAAAAGAACAGGCTAAAAAAATATATCATCAAGATTATTGGAGACCTGGTAAATGTGATGAAGTTCCCCCACAATTAAGACATATTTATTTTGATATGTGTGTTAATTTTGGAAGAAGAGGAGCTGTTAAGGTTTTACAACAGGCTGCTAATTCTAAATTAAGAAATAAAATAGAAGTAGATGGAGGAATAGGTCCAGCTACATTAAAAGCTATACAAAATGTCAGTTTAGACAGAGTAAGGGCTTATAGAGTTTTAAGATTCGCAAACATAGTTATAGACAAACCTAAACAAGAGAAATTTTGGGTAGGTTGGTTTAGAAGAGCAACGGAGGTATAAAATGGCAGAACAAAAACAAAAACAAAAGTTTCCAAGTGAAGTTATAGATTTACCAAGTGAAGGCAAAGTTTATCCAAAAGATTCACCACTATCAGGTGGTAAAATAGAATTAAAATATATGACAGCAAGGGAAGAAGATATTCTTACATCACAAAATCTTATTAAAAAAGGTGTCGTAATCGATAAATTATTAGATTCACTTATTCTTACAGAAGGAATAAAATGTGATGATTTAATATTAGGTGATAAAAATGCTGTTATGGTTGCTGCTAGAGTTTTAGCATATGGTGCAGATTATAATTGTATGGTTACAAATCCAAATAATAATGAATCATTTGAAACAACCATTAATCTTACGGATTGTCCATTTAGAAAATTACCAGAAGATATTTCTTCAAATTCATTTTCACTTGAATTACCACTTTCAAAGAAAAAAGTTACTTTTAAATTGTTAACGGGTATAGAAGAAAAAGCAATAGAACAAGATTTAAAAGCTTCTAAAAAAGTAGGATCTGATATTTCACCTGAATTGACAACAAGATTAAGACATACTATTACATCAGTTGATGGTGATAATTCACAATCTACAATAAATAATTTTGTTCAAAATTTATTGGCTAGAGATTCATTATTTTTAAGAAGTGAAATTAAAAAAATGACACCTGATATTGAACTTAAACAGGAAGTAGAAATAGAAGGAGAGACGGTCGAGGTAGCGATACCAATGACCGTAAACTTTTTTTGGCCTGACTCCGAAGCATCGCTCTGATTTACATGACCAAATATTCCAATTAATATATTTCGGTGAAGGTGGATTTACACATTCCGATGTGTATACTATGCCTACATATTTAAGAAATTTTTACTATAAAAAACTTTTAGATGTAAAAGATACAGAAAAAAGACAATTAGAAAAACAAGAACAAAAAAATAGTAAATTATCCAAACCATCTTTTAAAAATTCAAATTTCAAACGATAATTTTTTACATATTTGATATTTATATATGAATAGATACATCTAATTAGGAGAAAGGGATGAAGAAAAAAAAATCATATATGAATTTTGAAAATATATTATCAGAGGGATTTTATTCAAAATTGTTTAAATTTTTGTTACCAAAAAAAATAAAAGATAAATTGGATAGTTCCAAGAAAAAAGCATTAGATAAAGAAATAGCAAAAATTGATAAAGATATAAAATCTTACAAAAAACAAATGAAAATTTCTCAAGGTAAACTATATAAGGCTGTTGAAAAACAAACAGGTGTAAAAATCAACAAAAAAATAGTAGATCAAGAATGGGAAAATTTAATTTCAGGAAATTAATTAAATGGCTAAAGAAAGAAACTATGTAAAAGATTTAGATGCTGTAAAACTGTTAAATCATGAACTTAAAGAGTCAGCTAAAACATTACGCAAGTTAGATGGAACTGCTGAAGATTTAGGTAAATCTGTTCTTGGCATAGCTAAAGGTCTTGGAAAAAGTAGAAAAGAAACCGAAGAAAATGTAAATTTAGCAAAACAACAAGCAAATCTTGGTCAAAAAATGGTAAAGTTTCTCAAAGCAGAAGAGAAAGGTGGAAAAATGGGTTTAATGTTTGCTAAAGCAAGATTGAAACTAGCATTCGCTCAGGCTGATAAAAATGATGATATTACTAAAGAATTAAAAACTCAATATAATCTTCATAGGACAACTGTAAAAATAGAAAAACATCGTAAGCAGCTTCAAGAACGAAAGAAAGATTTAGCAAAAGCCACCTCGTCTGCATTTGGTGAAATGGGCTCAATACTAACATCAGCTGTATCTAATCCACTCACTTTTATAATCACATTGATGATGAGATACAATGCTATAACTCAAAGAATTGGTGATAGTTTCGGTGCTATAGGAATGCATCAACATAAACAGGATTTAACTGAAATTCAAGCTAAAGCTGAAGAATTTGGATTGTCTATGGAAGTTGGAGTAGAGTCAGTTATAGCTCTGGGTGATGCATTTGGGTATGGAACTCAAAAAGCTACAGAACTTGCTGATGATGTTTTAAATATTCAAAAATCTTTAGGTCTTAGTAATGATGTATCTGCAAATCTTGTAGGATATTTTTCAGAAATGACTGGAAAAAGTGGACAACAAACTCAAGAATTATTAAAACAAACAGCAGCATTAGCTGATGCAAATAATGTTGCACCAAAAGCAGTTATGGAAGATATAGCTAATAGTACTGAAGCTTTTGCAAAATTTGCAAATGGTAGTGCTGAGGGTTTATTAAGAGCTGCGATACAAGCAAGAAAACTTGGAATAAGTTTAGATAAAGTAGCTGGTAGTGCAGAAGGTATGTTAGATTTTCAAACATCATTAAATGCTGAAGTTGAAGCTTCAGTTATGTTAGGAAGAAATATAAATTTACAAAAAGCTAGAGAGTTGGCATTGACTGGTGATTTAGAAGGATTTCAAAAAGAACTTATGAACGCTATTGGAGATGAAACTGAATATAATAAGTTAAATATTCTTCAAAAAAACTCACTCGCTCGAGCTCTTAATTTATCTGTTGCTGATATGGATAAAATGGTTAGAAAGGAGAAAGAAGCTGTAACACTTGCAGGAGTTATGGCAAAAACAGATATATCACATATAATGCCTAAAGATGCGATGACTGATATGGCTCAGAGAATGGCTGAATTTCAAGTTCAACTTACTAAAGTAGCTGTTGAAATCGGACCTATGTTGTTAGATTTATTTGCAGGAGAAAATGGTTTAGCTAAACATTTAATAACAATAGTTGCAGCTGTTGCAGAATTTATCGTAGGTCTTAATAACTCAATAGGAATTGTTCCACTTTTAATTGGATATATGGCAACATTAGCGGGAAAATCAATAGGTGTTTTAGTAGCTGCAGCTGGAACTGCTTATGTTAAGGGAGCTTCTACACCACCAAGTCCTGTAACTTTAGCTCTTTTAGCTGCCGCACCAGTTGCAATTGCAGCTATAGTTGGGGGTATTACAACATTAATATCTAGTATGTCAATGGCTGGTGATGCATTTGTTGGTAGGGGTAGAGGACCAATGATATCTCCGAGAGAAGGGGGACTTATTCAAGGAACTGTAAATGATGAAGTATTGATGGCTCCAAATATAGGAGGATTGTTCAATGCGACACAAGGTGGTGGTAGTGGAAATCAACAACAATATATGGAACAAGTTAAAACAAATCAAAGATTAGGTCAACTAATAGCGAGTATGGATTCTTACTTTGGAACTGGTGGTACTCAATCCAGAGCATTAAAAAGAATTTCTGAGGTGGAAGCTGATAAAGGATTTTTATAATTATGGGTTTACAAAATTTAAAAAGTATATTCACCAAAGGATTGGAGAAATTCAACAAATCAGATTTAACATCTCTTGATAGTAAATATACTCAAGGTGCAACGGAATTTAATAAAGCAGAACTTACTGTTAGAACCAAGAACAGTCCATTATCTAGACTTGATAGTGATTTCGATAATGGTGTGGGAGAATATATTACTCCATCATCACCCTTTAATAGTGAATATGATAATGTATCTATACCAACTTTTGAAAATATAGGAAATCAAATAGGAAACAGTTTATTCAACAATGATATAAATGGTCTTATTGATATTTATGAATCTAATCGACCTCAAGATACATATGATTCTAAAATAGGTTTTGATCCTAATGGAACTAATGAATGGAACAATGTAACTATATATTCAACTCATCAAGGTGATGGGGGATTACCGATGATTACACCTGTGTCCGCACCAATACTTGATACACTTTTGAGGCAACCTCCATCTTTTGTGAGTAATGATTTGACAATTAAACATTATACTCAAGAAAATTTTGATTCAAGAATTCCAAAAAATGATGGAATACAAATAAATAATATCAATACTTATGCTGGTTCAATACTTTATCCTCATAATACTAATACAATTGAAAGGTTTGGATCTAATGGTTTTGTTACAACTGATTATTCTTCAGCTGGTCAAGGTCAGGGTTTTCAAGGTTCACCATTTATACCATTATCTGAATTGGGTTTAGATTTGGGTACATCTGAAGGATGGCCAAGTTTATATAAAGAAGATCATTCACCATTAATAATAAATAATCCAGATCCAAATAATCCATTTAAACCTTATATCTATGGTGGGAATGTTAACAGAGATAAATTAAATATAAGAGGAACAGCTTCTGATGCACCTTCTAATTTATTTAGTCCATCAAGAACTCAAGTACTTGGCCAAGGTGCTGGTGAACCTTACATAATAAGTCCAATACCAAGAAGTGATACAGATAATAATAGTGGTAGATTTCGTAATGCGGGAAGTCAGGAATTTCCTATTATAAGAAGCACATTAGATACTATAAGAATAAGTAAATTTTTAACTTCACCAGCTGGAATTGCATTTGTAGCAAAACAAAATATAAATTCATTTACAAATACAGCTGTCATAAGAGCTGGTGATGATTTATATAGAGTTCCTCAAATGTTTAATAAATTTTATTTTCCTGCTTCTACACTCGCTACAATTAATCCTATGAGTAGACAAATTGGTATAGCTTTCCCAAAAGGTTTATATAGAAGGGATTCAAATCAGATACTCGATGATGTATTTGGTGAAGTCAGTTATATTAACAGAATTCCTAGACCTAATGTTTCAGGTTTTACAGGTCGTGGTGAATATAATTGGGCATCTAGAGCAAGTCGTGATACAACAATTGATGATGTTAATGCCGCTCGAAATAGAATGAACGAGAGTACTGTTCAGTCGGGTTTTCCTGATTGGGATATTAATCAAACATTTAAAGCTGGTTTGCAAGATTCAGACGAAAATACAGGTATTACTGGTGTACAATCTGGAACAAAAACTCTTTTGGATGCTATAGAAAATAGTGTAAATTTGGGTATGTTTACTGTATTTAGTTCTAGTGGAGGTGAGGTTATTCCTAAAACTAATTTTGGTGATAAAATGACTCTAGCTAAAATGATAAGAGGTACACATATGATAACTACCAATGAAGGAACTATAACTCCTGAAGCTCAAGGTAGTGCTACTGCGAAGGAAAAAATTGCTAACACAACTGCAGTTAATATTGAAGCTGAAAAAGAAGGAATGCCATTTTATTTTAAAGATTTGAGGACTCTAGAATATGTATTTTTTAGAGCTTATTTACAAGATATAGTAGAAAATGTAGTTCCTACATGGAATCCTACTACATATGTAGGAAGAAGTTCTCCTGTTTATACATACCAATCAACTGAAAGAGATATAGGTTTTACTCTTAAATTGTATGCGAATACTGAATCTGAGTTAAATATGATTTATACGAAGCTAAATAAATTAACATCATTGTGCTACCCACAATATTCTAAGGATTTACGAATGAGTTCGAAATTGCGAGGCGGTAAAAATATAAATAGAATGAAACCACCATTAACTCAACTTAGAGTAGGTGAATTATATGGAAATGAAAAAGGAAATCTTTTAGGATTTCTTGAAACAATAAATTATACAGTTGAACAAACGGCGACTTGGGAAACAAAAAAAGGTAAAAGAGTTCCAAAGTATGTTTTAGCAACCATTGCTTTTAGAGTTATATATTCACATGTACCAGATGCTTTTTCAAATTTTTATGGTTTAAATAAGGGATAATAAAATGGCAAGATATGAAAATACAAAAACTTCAAAAAAAAATAAAAATAAATATTATATGACTTCAATATATCCAGAAGTTCCTGAAAGTGATAATGATATGTATTATATATCACAAGAAGGTGATAGGTGTGACAACTTAGCATTTAGATTTTATGGTGATTCAACTTTATGGTGGTTTATTGCACAAACAAATAAATTAAATTCAATGAATATAGAATCTGGCGTATCATTGAGAATACCGGCAGATATACCAACAGAGGTTTCTTAATGAATATAAATGCAAGAGTATTCGGTTCTCCTATTCCTAAAAAAGTTAAAAATAAGTTAGAAGCTAGACAAGAAGCTGCATCAAGAACTATAAAACCAAATGAAACTTTATACACTCGTGGAAGAGGTAATGTGATGGTAAATCAGGGAACTACTTATGGTGATCTTCTTAACAATCAATTTGGGGGTGAAGGTGATTTATCATCAAGAACTCCTTTTGTAAGAATGTGGACAGCAGTTCAGTTAAGAGAAAAAATAGATTATAAAGATGATCAAAAAACTTGGATGAACATAGACTGGCAAGAACCTTTAGATACTTATGAAGAAGCTGCACGACTAGCTAAAAAATATAATGGGGGGATAGATAATTTAGATAACATAGGTGAACCTGATCCAGAAGTTGGATATCTTCTTCCAAGAACTTTTGTTCAATATGATGATAAAACTAAAAAATATTATCTAAGACAAGAGAAACCAACAAGTCAAGATGTAGAAGGATTTGGTAAAGCAATTTATACTCTTACTACTAATAATATACCAACACATGCAGGAGTTAATGCAAGTGGTTATGATAAATCAACTTCAATGAGTTATAATGAATGGGTTCAGGACGGAAGGCTTATAGCGGAGGGTGGTGAGATTGGGCAGGATGAAGCTTTTGAAGTATCACAAGGAAAATTTGGCAGCCAATGGCAGTCAAAAGCTTTTGAAGGTAGATGGGAAAGAGAGGGAGATACTGAAGGATATCAGAGGTATTTGAAAAATCAACAGTCTGCATATGATAAGGCTTTTCCACGAGAACATGGTGTTGAAAACGATCATAATAAATTTATGAAACCACCAGCTGGAATAAAATCTATCAATATTAGTACAGAAGGTTCATTGGGTGTTATAAAAAAAACAACAGTAAATTTTATTGTTCATAATTTTGCTGATTTTGAAGAAATTTATATGAAATATTTTATGAGGCCAGGAGCTCAAGTTTTTGTTGATTATGGTTGGAGTAATGTACCTCTTTATAGTCCTGAAAAAATAATGGATTTGGGTCCTGTTGGAGAATATCAATTACAAAAAATATTATTTGATTCAGAAAAAGGAATTATTCCAAAATATCAGGGTGATTTAGATACTTTAATAGGAATTGTTACTGACTATGAGTCAAGAATATTACAAGATGGTAGTGTTGAATGTAGTGTAACCATTACTTCAAAAAATATGGCTTTACTTGGAGTTGATGTAGAAGAAAAAACATCTAAAAGGATAAATTTTTTAATAGATTATACAATACAATATGAGGGATTATTTTTAAATAGTAGTCCAAATGAAAGAAAAACCTTAGCATTTAGTATACCAAATGCAAATTCCTCAACAGTTGATATAAGGGGTTTTAAAAATGCAATAAAAAATCTTGCAGAAAAAAGTTTTGGTACTGAGTTATTGACACCTGGTGGTTATGTACAACTGTCTACTGGAATTTATGTAAATACAAAACATGATAAACAATATATAACATGGGGTTTACTTGAAGATAAACTTTTTAATAGTGAATTTGGATTTGGGTCAGATTTAAAAAATCTAGTAGGTGTTTCAGTATCTAACAAAGCGGGTTTCGAATCAACACTCGATTCAAGTGAAACATATGTTAGGTGGGATGAAAAATTAGGAAAAAGACAAACATGGATGTCTGTAGCTGATGAAAAACCTTGCAACTGGCTTTATCCAGAAAATTGGGGTAATGTAGGAAAAGGAACATATGAAATTAGTGGATCTTTTACTAAAGGTGTACAGGATATAGACACAAGAAATGTTAGAACTTATAGTAATAGACTTGCGAAAAGACCTGATTTTGATTTTTTAATAAAAGAAGCAATTGAAAATGAAACAACTCAACCTACAACTCCACATGGAGAATATATAAGTGAAGATGAAATTAAACAAAGACTTGGTCCAGAATATTGGAGTTTTTCACATTATGGTGCTAATCCAGATTACACACCACCAACTCTTGACGATATAACAGAATATACTTGGGAAGAATTAGAAGAACATTTTTCAGAAGTTCCTAACATTGAACCGGATGGAGAACCTGTTAATTTACTTCAAATGATGAATAATCAGTTTTTAGCTATTAGAAATCAAACAATAGAAGAAGCTACTGGACTTTCAGAAAAAGAATTTAACAATTTAAAAAGAGCTACTTCACCACCACTCGGAACTGTTGGTGCTGATGGCCAATATGATCATCATCAACAATTTGAAGTTAATTTAGCAGCTAATCCTGGAGAACAGGGATATCCTGCGTTGGGAATGTGGGCTTCCGATTACACATTAGGTTATCAAACACATCAATCTGAATATGGATCCTCACAGGGATTTGCAAACACTGATATGCCTGAAGAATATTGGTGGATAGATGCATTAGACACTTCTAGATTGGGAAGTTTAGACTTAACAAAAAAAAGATTTTGGTGGTATTTTTATGCACCAACCACTGCTTGGCTTACTATCGGAACTTCTAAAAAAACTTATGAATCTTTCAATCCGCGAAATGAACGAAGGGTGTTCCCTACAAGAGGTGGAGGGATTCCTGCTTATATGTATGAATCAAATCCACACTTTGGGAATCCAGCACTTGCTCATTTGGAGCCAGGTGAATCACTTGAATATTATGAAGTTGAATCAGCTGATCAATTCAGAGAAGCATTAAGACATGACTCTTTTAGAGAATTTTGGACTTCACCTTCATCATGGAGAGTCGAGGGGGCAACTGGTATGGGAATTGGTACTGGAGATGATTATGAACTCCTCCCAAATGCTGAGCAAATAACTCTTAAAAAAAGAAGAATGTTGGATTTTTTAGAAATAATTGGTATTGAACCATATCTCTCTCTTATAGAGACATTTCCAGGTAAATATAAGTATGAACAAGTTGATACTAGTGCTAAACCAACTGTCACCGATGCAGCAATCACAATTCAAAATCCTATAGACTGGACAGCTGTTGATAAATATCATTCAAGAATACCTCTTAGAGAAATTTTTATTGATGTTGAGATTGTTAAAAAAGCTTTTGAATCCACTGATGAGGGTACTACAACAAAAGAGGCTATAGAATATATTTTAGAAAAAATGAATGAAGATTCTGTAGGAATTTGGGATTTAAAATTAGTTTCTGCTCCAGGAGATGATACAAGTTTATCAGTAGTAGATTATAATTTTCTGGGAAAGGATAAAAATAAGGGAAACACAACTCAACAATCTACTTATGATGAACTTTTTGTGTTCGATATTACAGGAAGAAAGTCAATTGTAATAAATTACGATTTATCATTAAATATTCCAAGTGGAAATATAGCAACAATGTTAGCTATTCAAGGTGCATCAGAAACTAATCAATCTTTTAATTTAAATGCGGATATTGATTCACATTTAGCTTTTTCAAGTGTAACGGGTAATGATAATGAGCGTTATATTCAATATTTACCTAATTTACATGGATATAGAAATTTTAGAGGAAACACAGATGATATAGTTGGACTTCAGGGTTTTGATGATATGAAACATTTTAGTAAGCAGACTATTAGAGAAACAAATGTAGCTAATAATAATTATGATCTTGTTAATGTTTCACAACACACCGACGCGCAAGGTTACATTTATGATACAAGTACAAATGAAAAACAATCAGACAAAGCTACTATAGATGCACAAGTAAAAGTTAATGAACAGTTGCAGGCTGATCAAAGAGACAGATTAAAAGAACTTGGTTTTATAGTTACAAGTACATTTAAAGAATATTTTGATACATTAGCAATGGGGGCATATTTGAATGATAAAGATGGTAGAGCAGCACCTCTTCATTTTTTAAAATTAACTTTAAAAGTATATGGTATATCATCGTTACAACCAGGTGATATATTCAGAGTTAATTATTTACCAAAAATTTATTTAAATAATGTTTATTTTCAAGTCATTAAAGTTACTCATGATGTAGATCCAACTGGTTGGTATACAACTTTAGAAACGGTGTTTAGAGTTAGACCTGACAAAAAAAATGAAGCAAATATAGCTAAAACCGCAACCGACTCCAATGTTGTAATGGATTCGACAATGTTAGCTTCTATGCAAAATTTAAGTGAAGCTTCAAGAGTAGGTATGGATGTTCCTATGTTTAAAACCGACTGGTATTGGGGTGCCAACACTTCCGCCACATGGAATTATTATACAGGCTATCAAGCTGGTAGTATAAAAGATCAACCATATGGTTCTAATCAAAAAACTAAAGAAAGACAAAAAGAATATAGAATAGATAGAGCTACAGAACTTAATTTTAAAAAATTAGCACCCTTTATTACAAAATTAAGACCTTATATTAATGACATAGTAACTGACCCAAATAGTAGAATTTCACATGGATTTGAATTTGAAGTTTGGAATACAATGACAAATCAAGATGTTGGATTACATGTTAAGACTCAAGCAGGTGGTGTGCACACCACTCTCAAAGGCTCTACCAGTGCCACTAATGCATCTGCATATCGAGCTCTTGGTGAACTTTTCCCACCTAAGGATCCTCACCCTATGGCTCTTCCAGGTACATTAAATGTTTATCCTATGATGAGTATGTGCGCTTCAGTATATATGGATGTGGATTATAATATGAAAAGTAAGGATGGACGAGGTAAAAATAACCAAGAAATAGCTAATGGAAGTATTGCTCAAAGACTTGGTTATTTTGATAAAAAAGGAGCTGCTCATTTTAATAGTGATGTAACATCATATAAGATTCACACTAATTTATGTAGAAGGAATAGAAACAAACCACAATCTGGTGATATGAAAATATCTATTCCAGCAAATTCATCAGGATTTACAACTGCTAATTTTTGTGATTATGGGGTAATGCCCACCATTCTTAATTCTATTGCTGGTACTAAAAAAGAAGTTTGTACAGGAACTAATAATAATGGTTTGGTAACAATGAAATTAGATAGAGTTGATGATAACGAACTTTTAAGATATAATAGTTGGAAAGATTATGGAGCTGACGATTATGGTGTAGATGAATATGTTGATAAACAAAGTTTATATTTAGGTTGGACGGGTTATAGACTTCAATATGAAGGATATAGATGGAGACATATGCTTGAACCAGGTTATCATTCTCATTTTTGGGAGTATGGTGGAGGATGGGATGATATAGTTACTAATTCTCGGGGTAAACGATACAAAGATATATTTAATGAACATTTTCCTGTAAGAGATGAGGAGGGGTATCCAAAATCACAATTCGGTGGAAGTTGTTATAATATTGGCTGGGAGCCTGGAGGATTTGGTCATCAAACTGATTCAGCATTTCCATATAGTAACATGACTTATGAAAGATTTAATGGAGGTCAAGTAGGTAATTGGACACCTTCATATGCAACGGGAGATAAGAAAGGTGGGATGGGAGTATATCAAAATTACCATCTTTTAAATGAGATGAAAGGTGTAGGAAGCACTCAGTGGCAAAACACTACCAATTTTCAAGGTCATGCACCATTGCAATTTAGGAAAGCCATGGCTTGGACTGCTAGAGTGCATGAGAATTTTCATTATTTTCATAAAGGAGAAAAATGGGTAATATTATTTAATAAGGCTAAACCTCGTTCTCATTATATGTTTGTTAGAAAAGAACATTTAGAAGCAAATACAAATGGTATATATGATGTATTGTTCTCAACAGATACATCAGCTAAAACTGGAGTTATGATAACAGGATTTACAAACACACATGTGCCTTGGGGTGATAGTTGGACACATGGAATTGGTCCTTGGTGGATTGGTCAGGATTGGAAAAACAATTTTCAAGATACTCAAAACTTGGAATATGATTCGAGACGCGAAGATAATCCTCACCTGTTCTCCTATATGGGCACTAAGGGTGCAGTCGCTGTTAAATGTGCTAATGCATGTGAATATAGCCCAAATGATTGTGCTGATCCAAATAATGTACTTCCACCTGGTAATTCAAACAAAGGTGATGGTTACTTTTGTAATGCTTCCACACATGGTTGGAATGCAATAGGTTATTAGATTAAAAAAAAGCTTGTTTTTAACATAAAAAGGTTATATATTGTAGTATGGTTTATATTGTAATACCTATATATTCAGACCCATTCTTGCATCCAATGCATAAGAATAACAAGTTATCTTTGCTTTATGTTAGGGAAATTCATGGAAACGATGTGGATAATTGGGATTCATCAAAGAGTTATATATTACCTCAAAAACATCCAGACTCAAAAGAATATATGGTTGACTATTCATTTTTAGAGGATGGACTTATATTCACACCTGATTCTAAAAAATTACAACCAATATTTAAAGAACATAAGAAAGTTGGTGATGTGAATATTGCTTATTGGTGGAAATATGGAAAACCTATGGATTTAGAAGTAAGAAATAATGCAATAGATTTCTTGAGTAATAAGTTCTACAATGTAAAAAAACTCAACGAAATAGTACCAATTTCGAAACATAAAGAGTATTGTGATGAAGTATCAGAAAGAATAATAGACTTCTTAAAAAAAGATTTAAATGGACTTATAAATGATGAAGGGTGGTTTCACGAGAATGGTAATACTGAAGCTATTCAAGCTTTCCATAGTATAGAAAAGAATGGTGTAAAAGTATCAGATGATGTGTGTGACATATTTGATGTGAGAGTAAAGAAACATATATCAGATGGTAAATTATATAGTAATTACAATCTAACTACAACAACAGGTCGTCCAAGTAATTCATTTGGAACTGTTAATTTCGCAGCTCTTCCACCCGAAAAACGAAGGGCTATCATACCTGAAAATGACTATCTTGTTGATTTTGATTTCGATGCTTATCATTTAAGATTGATTGGAAACTTGGTTGGATTTGATTTTGATAGTGGAGGTTGGGAAGATAAATCTGTTCACGAATACTTTGCATATAGATATGGTTGTTCATATGAGGAATCAAAACAAAAGACATTTCAGATATTATATGGTGGTATTCGTAAAGAACACGAACAAATATCATCTTTTTTCCCAAAAACATTAGATTATATTAATAAAAAATGGAGAGAAATAAATACACATAATTGTGTTTTTACTGATATTTATAGACGGAAACTATTATTCGATAATTACGAGGACTTGAATAGAAACAAGTTATTTAACTATTTGATACAGGCTTATGAGACAGAATCAAATATTAAGAAGATTTTATCTATTCAAGACTATTTATATAATAAGAAGACTAAATTGGTTTTATATGGATATGATAGTTTCCTATTCGATTTTTCAAAACAAGACGGAGTAGAAATTTTGACGGAAATTAAAAACATCTTAGAAAGAGAAAATCAACTCACCAAATCCAAAATGGGTTTGAATTATGGTGAAATGCAAGACATTACAAAGAGGTTATAAATGAATACTTTACTCGATAAAATATTGACAGAATGGGCTTACCGCGTTGATAATGGTATGCCTAATCCAAAGAATCCATTACATATAGTTCAACTACGAGAGTCAATGGAATATTTACAAATACCTGAAAGAGTTATAGATGGATTTGTTAATAACTTGACAGAACAAAAATTTTATGCTAGAAATCCGAAAGGTAATAAAATAAGTGTATTTACTAACAAAGATAATTATGATAAAGCATTAAAAGGTGGATATAAACATGTTGATTCTGAAGAAGCTGAAAAGGAATTAGGCAAACAAGGTGAGGAACCTGAAGGTAAATCAAAAGAACAACCTAAAGAAGAACCACCACAAACAAAAAAAGGTATGGATATTAAAGATAATCCATTTGGTAAAGATAGTGAAGATTCAAGAGATTCAAAAGGAAGAAATATCAGCAATGAAAATAAAAAAATAGTTAGTGATTTTGATAAAAGAGTAAATGATAGAATTGATAATTTAAATGGTAATCAAAAAGAATTAGTGAAAGGTGCTTTGGATAAAATAAAAACTTTATATGATGATGGTGCTTCTGAAGAATCACAAATAGAATCTGCTCAATGGTTAGTTGATAATATGGGATTTACTACAAATGCTAATGGTAAAAAGGCTTATTTTAATAAATTAGGGGGTAACAGAAAAATCATATCAGGTGATGCTGGAACTGCAAAATCAGCTAATCTTGTAAGTAAGGTATCATCATTAGTTGAACTAAATACATTTGATGCGAAAGGAACTAAACAAGGATTTACTACAGCTGCTAAACCTGATTTGGGTGATGATAACATTGTTAAACCAAAAGATGATAAGAGGGTAGCAGATTATTTTTCTAGACATCCAATACTTCAAAAAATACGAGGTGGATTACATGGTATATATGGTGTTATAGGTGAAGATGGGAAAATAAAAATGCCAAGTAATAAACATTCAAAAGATTATTTGAAACAAAGTTTTAATAATCCAGCTCTTCAGAATACAATAGATTTTGCTAAAGAACAAGTTGAATCTGGTAATGTGGATGGGGGAGTTCTTACATCTTTAGAAAATCATCAAAATAATTTAAGTAGTATTTTAGATAATTATGAAATACCAAGTGAAGAAGCTCAACAGGTCATTGCTAATAGTTATAATGATTTGATGGTAGGTTTACATAAAGCGGATTCTGATATCGCTAATTCAATTATGAAACAAATTGCTGAGAACAATTTATATGAACAAGAGTTAGCTAGAGGTGAAGAAGTTTATTTACCATCGGCCGGTAATTTCCCAGCCGGTGATAAGATAAAAGGTGGAACTACTGAAAGAGTTGCATTGGTTAGTTGTAAGTTTGGAAAAGCTGGTAGAATTTATGGTTGTCCTGCTAATTCAAAAACTATTTGTGAATTACATCCAAATGAATCTAAAAGAAATAATCAAGGACAATATCTTGGTGAAAAAGGACACACATTGGTTATCAACGATAATTTAATAAAGGGTGAAAGTAAAATAGAAACCAAAGAAAAAACAAAAAAATTTATTGAAGATTCTTTGAAGGAAGTTAATTTAAGTGACACATTTTCTGATGAAGAAACAACAGAAATAGCTAACATAACATCTGATTATATGGAAGACATTGATAGGATTAGAAAAGAAGTTTCTAATACGAATCCACCGGATGTAACTGCATATTGGAAAGAATTTGGTAAAAGAGTATCAGAAATTGAAGATGATTATAAACAAAGAATGGGTAAAGTTATTACCAAAGAACATGCAACTGCTTTAATAGGTGAAAATAATGTTCCAAATTTAGTTCAAAAAGGTGGAGTAAAGATTGAAGCACTTATGTCAGCTATTGAAATTGCAAATAATATTAGAACAAATAATTCTTTAAATGAGTTGGAACATAATAAACAATATTATGATGAAAATGGTGAACCTAAATTTGTTACTGATAACGGAAATCAAAATCCAAACGATTATTCAATAACATTTAGAACTAAAAGAACTGCTGGTAGAACTGGTGGTGGTTGTCAACTATCATTTACAGGTGATGGAACACCTCCAAAAAATAATTTACAAGATGATGGTAGTTTAACAGATTCTCAAACTGGTGATGAGGTGGAAGTATAATGAAATCACAACTACTATGTACATTCTCAACTAAAAAAGATATAGAATCAACTATAGCTACCATATCTTCTGCTTATACAATTATGTTTAACAAGATTTATGTATTACAAAATGAAGATAATACAAATGAATTGATATGTACATATAATGTAGATATAGGAAGTGGTATAGACTATAACGCGGTTAGTGGTACAATATCACTACATAGAAAGAAACATTCAAATACACTATATACAATAAATGCATTAAATGAATGTGTAAAGAATTTAAATAATGGTGTTATGGATGAAAAATTTATGATACCATGGGAAAACTTTAAGAATATGTTAATGGTAACAAATTCAGATGGTTTGAATAAAATTAATACAAGAATATATAAAATCATAAAAATAAATGAATAGTTTTCAAAATTTATATATATTTATATATACATTATAGGAGAAATAGGTTATGGCAAAAGATAAAAAACCAAAAGAAGTTATAGAAGAAGTAAAATCTACAAAAGAAGAATCAACATTATATTATTTTACATCAACTGGATGTGCTTTTTGTAAACAATTAGATCCAATTATTGAAGAATTAAATAATGGTGATTATAATATATTAAAGCTTGATTTATCTGAAAAAGATAATGAAGGCTTAAAAAAAGAAGTACAAAAAGAATATGATATAAAATGTGGAACTCCTTTATTGGTAGATGTTAAAGATGGTAATTTTGTTTGTGGTTATCGAGAAAAAGACTTAATTGAAAAGTGGGCTAAAGGTGAAAAAATACCAACCCCTCCAAAACCTAAAAGTCCTCCACCAAGACCACCTTTTGATTTTAATAATGAAATACAAGTTAGTTCTTGGAAAAAACAATATAAAATATGGGCAAAGGAAAATAAACATCTTCCTAATATACCTACTACAGAAGATATGCTTAATAGGTTAAAAGCACAATATAATAGTAGACAAAGTCAAAACAAAATAAATGAAAAGACTACTGAACAAAGAATAAGTTCGTTAGAAAAAAAGATAGATAAATTAATGAATCATCTTGGAGTTCGATGAAATTCAAATTCAAACCAAAACCAACGGTTGAAAGAGAAGCTACAGAAGAAGAATTAAAGAAAATAAAAGAATCAGAGGAGATGTTAGAGAAGGAAAAAAAACTTCCACCAA